GGCACTACTCCGGAGGTGACTGTTGTTGAGAGGACGCTTGGAACGTCGTCTCCTTCTGTATATGACTCTGAATACGAAAATGCGTCACCAGCAGTAGTGATGCTGTAAGCGCCAGGAGTGTACCCAAGAGCAGTACCGGAAGTGAGTGTCCCCAGCACAGGAGTAGTGTCCAGAGTGACGTTATTGCCAGATACTGCCATTGAAGACGGGATACGTGTTGCGACTGATCCCGCTCCATCGACCGACAGTGAAACGCTGGATTGAATTCTATGTGTGATGTCTGCCTGCACTGGAGCGGCAGCTGTCGCCAATGTGATGCTCAATACCAGGACGGATCGGTTCATTTGATGCCAGCCTTGGTGTCTTTGTTGTCAATGATATTCGGTTTCTTATTGCCGTTTCCATTGCTCTTGCGCTCGATACCGAAGGATGCCATTGCGCCAGTGAGTAGTGAGGCGACGAAGGTGTTGTCCATTTTCATCTGAGGAAAGAAGCCCAGATACGAAACGGTGAGGAGTGTGGCGCTCCAGACAAGGACAGCGCATTTGACTACATCAGCCACGCTGACGCCTTCTTTCTCGTGCTGCTCTTCAGGGTTGGTGGCCATAGCGGAACAGAGCTACCGTTACAGAGTAACTAGGTCAATCCAATGCTTCTAGTTCTTAAGCCTCTGGTGATGACAATGTGGCGCTCTAGAGCGTTCAAAGAGTTGATTGTGGCGATGTTGGAACGGATTGTTACTCGGACTGATAACGATTTGGATGATCTAGCGGTCAAGCACTTGAAAGATTTGCTGTTGCCTGACACACGCATTGAAAAGTAAGTGTCGTCCGGCATCATCCAACTAACCTTGCTGTTGCTAGGCATGGGACTCGCGTTGCTTCCGTTCTTCCAATTTTTCCGTGGTACGCCCCACCAGCTGGCTGCAATTAAACAGCTTGAGGAGTCCATGCCGCCGGAGTTATTGGAAGAGCACGAAGCGGATTGGTTTCAAGCTTGGAGAGAAAGCGGATACGACCAGCAGATCTACATGCCCTATTTCAGACAGCTCGATAACAAGACTGGAACGGGCTACCGAGAGTGCTTTAGTTCAGCGGCTGCCATGGTGGCGGCGTATTACAAGAAGGTTCGCACGGATGATGAGTACAACAAAGTACGTGCGAAATACGGGGACACCACGTCGGTAGAGGCGCAACTAGCAGCTCTGCGCAGCCTTGGCTTAGAGGCTGAGTTTCGCAAGGATGGCGATGCTGACATGGTGGAGCTTGAGATTGAGAACGGCAGACCAGTGTTGGTTGGCTGGCTACACGCAGGCAACATGCTTCGTGGCGAGCCACCTATGTGTAGTGGTTTGGGCTGTGGCCATTGGAGCGTTATCAGTGGTTACGCGGGCAAGAACAGCAACGATCCAGAGTGGATCATGCAAGATCCGAGAGGCTATCCCGAGATGGAGAAGGGTGGGCACAGCAATCCGCATCTGGGACGTAATGTCCGTGTGAGGCAGGCTGCGTTCCATCAACGGTGGCAGGCTGAGGGACCTGGAACGGGTTGGGTGATCCTCGTTAATGAGTGACCTGTACTGGATCTGTGCGTTTATCAGTGCGTTTTGGACGACTGTTGTTCTGCAGTGCGCCAAGCCTATGAACTGGGATCAGTGTTCACGGGTCAATGATTGGCTGGTGCCTTGGGTGCGAGAAGTAACTGAGATGTACCAAAAAGGTGCGTATCACAGTGAAAAGGAGATTTTGAGTCAAGATCAGTAGGATTGATTTTTGCGTCCTTCGGATGGCGGTTCTGTGTGATTGGGAGATCAAGGCTCGGTGCCGTAAGGGCCAAATGGTCGTCCCATTCGATGAAGAACTGCTGAATCCAGCGAGTCTGGACTTGAGGCTGGGTGACTATTTGATGGTGGAGAGCATCTATAGCCCTGATCTGGTGCGTATCAACATCGCTGACAAGACAGAGGATGACCCGTTCATGCTTCAGTCCGGCGAGTTTTGCTTGGCTGAAACACTTGAGCTGTTTAACCTGCCCGACGACATCAGCTGCCAATTTGTACTCAAGTCAAGCCGTGCACGATCTGGTCTTAATCACCTGCTTGCTGGCTGGTGCGATCCAGGTTGGCACGGAAGCAAGCTGACGCTCGAATTAAAGAACGAGCGTTTGCATCATGCTTTGCCGCTTTGGCCTGGCCTAAAGATTGGTCAGATGGTGTTTCACATGATGTCCAACGTTCCAATGCGCAGTTATGCGGAAACAGGCCATTACAACAACCACTTGACAGTTATGCCTTCCGTGGCATGAATTGATAAGAATCTTCAGGGCTATGGGATGGGCTGACTGGCTCGTGGTTCATCAGAGTCTTGAGGAGGAGCTAGAGCTAGAGCGAAACGTGCGAGACGTTCAGAAATGCACAGATGAGGATGCACTTAAGGCGTTGTGTGTCTCCCTGGTGCGAACCAACTGGCATCAAGCAAAGCTGCTCAAGCAGGCGGTAGGTCACATTGGTGAGTTAGATGCGTCGATGTCTTGCTCTGACTGAGTGAGCTTGTCGAGTCCAAGAGCTTCCCAAGCTTTTTTGGCCTTGCCTTCGACTCTGGCGTTGATAGCTTCTTGACGTTTGACTTGATCAAGGGCTTCAGCCTTTGCAAAAGCAGCCTTGGTCGTATTCTCTTGAATGTATTCGTAGGCGAGGTTGCGCAGCAATACAGACGGTTTTATATCAAACTTCTCGGTCAGCTTTAGAAACAGGTCTCCTTTGGCAGGCTCAAACAGCACCTGGACATGTAGCCGATTGCCGTGCTTACTTGCCACGCGCTAATACATTAAAGTCCGATGTTACCACGTTATCGAATTATCGACTTTCTTTTTCCAAGCGTTGCTTTGATTGGAACGAGAGGTTGTTCGCTGTGTGCGACAACCAGCCCTGACTTCTCTTGCACGCTCCAAGAACATCGCTGCTCGCTGGAGATCACCTGTCGTTGAAAGCTGAATCGCTTTGCTGAGACGTTCCATGATGATTTGACGCCCCGATCTCGGTTGCGGCATGACTCATCGCCCCAGCAAGAGTTTGGTGGAACGTTAGCGCGTAGGACTCAGTGAGTACAATCGTAGTGCGTTAATAACTTGTCGCTCCATGTAATCCATATTGGATTCATAAGTGACTTGTTCAACAGCAAGCGGTTTGTCGTCCATGTCGAACGATGTAAACCGCGTTATCGCTAGGGGACAGTGCTCATCAGCGATCTGGCAGTAGTGCAGATGAACGTTTTTAGTCCCCATCGTCTGGGCTGAAGAGTTCGTTGAATACGGTGGCGACAAGGCTTTCAGCCTGTTGCCTATCCAGACCATAGCTGGAGCGACGACGAACCTTCGTAACAGCTTTGTGAAAATCATTCGTGGTGAGACCCAAGTGGTTGGGCGGCTGCATGAGGCGCTCACGGATCAATTCTGACCTGTGAATGCCTTTCTTTTTGGCTTCAGCAGAAAGGCTTTCGGCTAGCTCTTCAGGAAGAAGAGTTTCGACTTTTTTCATCAAAAAAGAGAGGGCGTTAGCCCTCTTGTAGTTTTTCAATAATAACCTGTCTAACCCAGGCTGTGACTGGCATGTCACATGCTTTAGCGCAAGTTTTGCACTTTTCGTAAAGTTCGGGCTTTACTGTTACGGCAAGGAATTTACGCTTGGTCGTTGTCATTTTGTCCCTCTTTAAGAGCTTTTTGCGCTTCGTTGTAGCGTTTTAAGTGCTCAGGATACACGCCGCGTTGTTTGTTAGCCCTAGTCTTATATCTAGGCAGTGTTTTGTCTAGCCGCTTCAAAAGTCTTGGGTAGTCTTTTGGATCGTCCACTTTAGAAGCAGTGTTAGCAAGCTGGTTGGTTACTGCTGCCACCACTTCGCGCATCTGAGCCAGCATGTCTTCAGTCATAAGCTGAGCATATGTGTGCTCCCTTCGACCCGTGTTGGGATTTACTTTATTGATTTCTTTGAGTTTTTCATAAACAGGTTCAGGCAACCGATGGTAAACAAGATCTGCCAAACACACTGCAGCGTAAGAGTCGTACCCAACGCACCTTCCAGTTACGCGAGCGAAGTGATGATTGAACTGGTTGCCAAACAAAGGAAAGTGTTTGCCAGCGTCCAAGCGTATTGCCCAATCAACAAGTCGGTCTTGGGTGGAACGAGCATCTTCAACGCCAAACGCCTCTTGATATGTTCTTTCTAGGGAGTGAACAGCGGAAAGTCCAAGCAGTTCGAGGGCAGCTCTGGCGTACTTGCTTTCAGACATGGCGACATGCTTCCAAGCCTCAACCACCATTGGCAGGTTGATGGTATAAGCAGTCACGGCATGGCCTTGAACTCCTGGACAGTTGACCGGAAGGATTACGGGATTCTGGGTCTGGGTGTTTTCGCCCTTTAATCCTTGAGACTCGTTCTGCTGCAGTTGATTTGGGGTCTGGCCCAGTAGCGGCACACTGCTTTTGTAGCGAGGCGCAAACATTCTGCTGATCATCCTGGAATTTTCAGCGCCTAGAGCTTTTTCGGTGCTTGTAATTGATTGGCGAAACTCACCGTTTTCAAGCATGTAGCCCTGAAGCTCAATAGGGCCAAACTGAATTGTTTTGGGGTAGGCGATGACAGGCTTGGTGTCGCCTACGAGTGATTTAAGAGAAGCCACGGGCCTCCTTGGTGTACGCGATAAAACCTAAAGCCATTGCTATAGGTTGTCAAGCATGTTTTTTGCGTTTCGGCTTGGTCTTTGGCTTTGGTTTTGGCCTGGCAGCCCTAGCGCGTGACCGTTCCATTGCCGCATCAAGCGCTTCTTTGCGGCCTGGCGGTTCTGGTACGCCACCACGCTTCAAGATTTCGCTCCAATCCATCTCTCGCGCGTATAGATGTCAAATAGTGTCCCCACAGCCCAAATGCCAGTCGTGCCAACGGATGTGCTTGGGGACACCATGGGGGGACAATCAGATTTGTCCCCGTTCTTCGGGAGTCAGTTCAATCTCAACCGCTCCATCCATCAAAGGGGGACACAGAGGCTTGTCCCCCTCGTCTTGTCCCCCATCAGAATCCGCTCCAGCACTGGCATACGTACCAAAGGGGGACACCTTCTGAACCTCTCCGCACGCGAGGTTGGCTTTGTATTCCTTGGAACGAGAACCTTCTG